GGGATTGGGCACTGGGCACTAAAAAATTGGGGGAAAGCAATTGGAGTTGACAAATAACATCATGGCTGCTAAACTATATACATCAGAAGTCTTTATGCGTAAGAGATATCTTATGGATAAGAAGACTCCAGAAGAGATTGCAAAGGAATGTGGATGTTCTCTAGAGACTGTCTATGTTTACCTTGCTAAGTTTGGACTAAGGAAATCAAAACGATGAATAAATTTGAAAAAGCATTGATAGCACTTGCCGTTGCAGGTAGCGTTGGTTTTGCGTTTGCGTTTGCTGCGTTAAAGGGTATTCCAGAAACATTTGATTGGGAGTCTGACGAAGAGGAATCTTATGAGTGACAATCTAAACATAACAGTTGACCAAGTAAATAATCCACTGCACTACACATCAGACCCATCTGGTATTGAGTGTATTGAGATAACTCGTCATCGTAATTTTAATATTGGTAATGCTTTTAAATATCTTTGGAGAGCAGGACTTAAGGATGAGGCAAAGACCATACAAGATTTAGAGAAAGCAATCTTTTATATTAAAGATGAAATAAATAGACTAGAAGGCAAGTATGTCAACTGAAGACGATCTCGTTAAGCATCTTGACCAAGTCAACCTAGTAGTAGAAGAATACCTAAAAGGTAATGATCCAACAGTTATTTCTAAGCAACTTTCTATACCAAGACAAAAAGTTGTAACACTTATTAATGAATGGAAGGTTATGGCATCTGCAAATGATGCTATCCGTGCTCGTGCTAAAGAAGCATTAGCAGCAGCAGATACTCACTACAGCAAGTTGGTTTCTCGCACATACGAAGTTATTGATGAGGCATCAATGACAAATAATCTTAGTGCTAAAACTGCAGCAATCAAACTTGTGATGGACATTGAGTCTAAGCGTATTGACATGCTTCAAAAGGCTGGACTACTTGAGAATAAAGAACTTGCTGAAGAGATGATGGAAATTGAGAAGCGTCAAGAGATTCTTGTTCTTATCCTAAAAGACATTGCGTCAGAGTATCCACAGGTTCGTGATGAGATTATGCGTAGGCTTTCTGCATTTGCAAAAGACAATGAGGTGATTACAGTTGTCCACGATGTTCAATGAGTTTCTTGAAGCACTACAGGATGATCACTTTCAAGAGATGCCAGTAGACGCAAGAACATTTGTTGAGGGTGAAGCGTACCTTGGACAACCACCATTATCTGATATTCAGTACGATATTGTTGAGGCAATGAGCCAGATCTATCGTAAAGAAGATTTGATTAATATGATGGGTGAAGAAAAGGGCACTCAGTACTACAACAAGTACACAAAGAATGAAATCATCCTGCAACTTGGGAAGGGATCTGGAAAAGACTTTACATCAACCGTAGCATGCTCATACATCGTATATAAACTATTATGTTTAAAAGACCCAGCAAAGTATTTTGGTAAGCCCTCTGGAGATGCTATCGACCTAATCAATGTGGCTATTAACGCTCAACAAGCAAAGAATGTTTTCTTTAAAGGTTTTAAATCAAAGATCGAAAGATCGCCATGGTTTGCTGGAAAGTATTATGCAAAGGCTGACTCAATTGAGTTTGACAAATCTATTACCGTTTACTCTGGTCACTCAGAGCGTGAATCACATGAGGGACTAAACCTTCTGCTTGCAGTTCTTGATGAGATTTCTGGTTTCGCATCTGAAGTTGGAACAGGAAATGAGCAAGGAAAGACTGCTGATAATATCTACAAGGCTTTCCGTGGTTCAGTAGACTCTCGCTTCCCTGACCTTGGCAAGGTAGTTCTTTTATCATTCCCCCGTTATCCAGGTGACTTTATTTCAGAAAAGTATGATGATGTTGTTGCTGAAAAAGAAGTGGTAGAGAGAAGTCACAAGTTTACAATTAATCCACTACTACCAGAAGATAGCCCAGACAATAACTTTGAAATTTCGTGGGATGAAGATCAAATAATTTCATACAAATATCCAGGGGTATTCGCACTAAAAAGACCCACATGGGAAGTAAACCCTACACGCAAGATCGATGACTTTATGATTGCATTCATGACAGACCTTGGAGATGCTATGATGCGCTTTGCATGTGTACCAACCTTTGCTTCTGATGCATTCTTTAAGCAGGCAGACAAGGTAAGAGCATGTATGACATTAAGAAACCCTGTGGATAACTTTAGAAGATTTGACGATTCATTTAAGCCAGACCCAACAAAAAAATATTATGTACACGCTGACCTTGCACAGAAGCACGATAAGTGTGCGGTAGCCATTGCACATGTAGAAAAATGGGTAAACATACAGGTAATTAATAACTACGAACAGGTGGCACCAATTGTAGTAGTGGATGCAGTAGCATGGTGGGAGCCAAAGGTAGAAGGACCTGTTAATCTTTCTGAGGTAAAACAGTGGATTCAAAATCTTAGAAGGCTTGGGTTTGATATTGGAATGGTTTCCTTTGACCGTTGGCAATCATTTGATATTCAAAATGAATTGAAGCAGGTTGGAATGAAGACTGATACTGTTTCTGTTGCCAAGAAGCACTATGAGGATATGGCTATGCTTGTGTACGAGGAAAGACTTGCCATGCCTGCAATTGATTTATTGTTTGATGAACTAACCCAGTTAAAGATTATGAAAAATGATAGAGTTGACCACCCACGCAAAAAGTCAAAGGACTTGGCTGATGCTGTGTGTGGAGCAATATTTGGGGCAATATCACATACCCCAAAAAATATAGACACTGAAGTAGAGGTTCATACTTTTAAGGATAGACCAAAAACTCCAGAAGAGCAATTTGACTTAGAAAGTCGAAATGTGATACAATATAAACCTAGCCAAATAGCAGATATCCAAGACTATTTGGATGGACTAAAAACACTATAACAGAAAAGGAATAAAATGAATTCATTTAAGAAAATCGCACTAGCCGTGGTTGCAGCCATGACTTTGGGCATGGTCGCAGTAGCACCTGCAAATGCTACAGTAATGACAGTCGCAGTAACACTAGACTCAGTAGCAAACACTACTAACGGTGTAATCGCAACACCTGCTACATTACCAGTCCCAGCAGATAACACAATCGATGCAGCAGATGCATTGCGTTTTGTAGCAACAGTAGCAGCAGGAACATCAGTTACTGCATCAGCAACTAACGCAACAATCGTATCAGCACTACACACATCAGCAGCACCAGTCGGAGCATCGTCAGGATCATCATCTTTGACAATTGCAACAGGTACTGGAACAACTGCAACATTTTTTGTCTACACAAAGACAACAGCAATTGGTACAGTTGTAATCAACAACGGTGGAACAACTCTTACATACTATGTACAGGGTACTGCTGGAAAGATTAACAACCTAACAGTTTCAGCACCTACAACAGGCGCAGCAGGAACTAAGCAAGAGATTACAGTAACTGCTACAGATACATTTGGTAACAAGGTATCTGGTAAGTCAATTACAGCAACCGTATTTGCTTCAACAGCAGTTATGGACACAGCAACAGTAACAACTGGTGCTACACTTTCAGATTTTGGAGTTGCAAAGTTTAGTGCAACACTCCCAGCAACTGGAACTCGTTCACTTATTACATTTGCTCCAACAACTGCTTCAGATGCAACAACTGCAGATGTAATTGGTCTACCTGCTCGTGCACTTGCACCTTTTGCAGAGATCGCAGTTCGTGATCTAGTATCAGAACTTTCTGCTGAAAGAGCAGCACTTGCTTCTGAAAGAGCAGCACACGCTTCAACAAAGGCTCAACTAGAGGCAGAGATTAAGGCAAAGTCTGCACTTGCAGAAAGCCTAGCAAAGGCCAATGCTGACCTAGTAAAGGCAACAGCAGAAGCAACTGATGCAAAGAAGGCAGAAGCAAGCGCTCTAAAGGCACTTGCAGATGCAGGCGTTGCTGCAGATAAGATTATTGCACAGTTCAAGTTGGACTTGGAAGCAGCGAATGCTTCACTTGCAACACTTACTGCAGAACTTGCAGAACTAAAGGCTACACATGCCAAGGCACTTGCTGATCTAAAGGCTACATCAGATAAGGCACTTGCAGATGCAAAGGCTGCTTCAGATAAGGCAGTTGCAGATGCTGTAGCAGCAGAGAAGGTAGCGGGTGCAAAGTCACTTGCAGATGCAAAGACTGCATCAGATGCTGCTCTTCTTGCTAAGGATGCACAGATTGCTAAGTTGACAGCAGATAACGCTGCTGCACTTAAGTCTGTAAAGACTGCATTCAACAAGTTGGCTCTTCAATGGAACAAGAAGAATCCAAAGGCAAAGGTTGCTTTGCTAAAGTAATTCGTCCAACATTAAAGGGGTTACCAATTACGGTAGCCCCTTTTTTGTGCAATAAAATGGTATAATCATCCTATCAGACATGTCGTCTGCAAGGGGGAAAGGTAATTAAACGACTACTAAGAATAGTAAC